AGACTTGCAGGGGCAAGGGTAAATACATAACCATAACGGAGGGTGAACTTGATGCGTTATCCGTAAGTGAGATATTTGAGAACAAGTGGGACGTAGTGTCGCTACGCTCTGGTGCGTCAGCCGCAGCTAAAGAGATTAAAGAGCAGCTAGAGTGGCTTGAGGGCTACGAAAACGTTGTGCTTTGCTTTGATGGTGACAAGGCAGGACAAGCAGCCATAGACGAAGTTAAGGACGTATTCAGCCCCGGCAAGCTAAAGATATGCAAGCTGCCACTGAAAGACCCTAGCGAAATGTTGCAAAACAACAGAGTCAGGGAGTTTGTGTCTGCATGGTGGGATGCTAAGGCGTACCAGCCAGACGGTATTGTGTCGGGTAATGAGACTTGGGAAGCCATTACAGGCAAGATGAAGGTAAAGTCTATACCGTATCCTTGGCAGGGTCTTAACGACACAACCAAAGGATTCAGACCATACGAGCTAGTGACCATCACCAGTGGCTCAGGCATGGGTAAGTCACAGATTGTCAGGGAGCTAGAGTATTACCTACTCAACGCTACAGAGGACAACATTGGCATACTTGCGCTGGAGGAAGACGTAGCAAGGACTGCTCTGGGCATTATGTCGGTAGCCGCCGACTGCCCATTGCACCTAGAGGAAGACCTAGACGAAGAACTAGCCTACCCATACTGGGAGGAAACTCTTGGCACTGGACGATACTATCTCTTTGACCACTGGGGTAGTACCAGTGAGGACAACCTGCTTGCTAGAGTGCGCTACATGGCTAAGGCTCTGGACTGCAAGTGGATTGTACTTGACCACCTATCCATTGTAGTATCCGCACAGGATAACAACGACGAACGTAAAGCCATTGACGGTATTATGACCAAGCTACGTGCGTTAGTACAGGAGACAGGTGTTGGACTGTTCTTGGTGTCTCACCTACGCAGGACACAGGGCAAGCCCCATGAGGACGGAGGTAAGATTAGCCTTGGTGAGCTACGTGGCTCTCAGGCGATAGCACAACTGTCCGACATGGTGATAGGCTTGGAGCGTAACCAGCAGCATGAAGACCCAGAGATTAGGAACACTACAACTGTGCGTGTACTGAAGAACCGCTATGCGGGGATTACTGGCGCTACGTGCTGGCTGAAGTACGATAACTTCTCTGGTAGAATGTCTGAAACAAGCAAGCCAAAGGAGCATGATAATGACCTCTAGCCCACTTTTTCTTGACATTGAGACAGACGGACTTGACCCTACTACCATCTGGATGGCTGTAACACGCCAAGATGGGCAGTCTCAGGTACACTATAGTGCAGATACGCTCTCAGACGCCCTACAAGGCTCTTTCAGCGTGATTGGGCATAACCTGATAGGGTTTGACCTCCCTGTACTAAAACGCCTGTGGGGGCTTTCTGTGGCTTCTGAGAGGATACAGGATACTTTGGTTCTTTCCCGACTAGCTAACCCTGCGCGTGAAGGTGGGCATAAATTAGCCAATTGGGGTGAGATTCTAGGGTATCCCAAAGGTGACCATAGCGATTGGACATGTTACTCAAAAGAGATGGAGGAATACTGTATACGTGATGTTGAAGTCACGGAGAAAGCGTACAACAAACTCAGGATTGAGCTACTAAAGTTTAGTAAGCAGTCCATAGAGCTAGAGCATCAAGTACAGTGCGTCATACAGCAGCAGATACGTAACGGCTGGCTGTTGGACATACGGCACGCTATGGACTTATTGGCTACGCTCAAGGAACGACAGATAGCCTTAGAGGATGAAGTACAGCAGGTGTTCAAACCTAAGTGGGTTGACGTTAAGGAAGTAACACCAAAGACCAAGAAGGACGGTAGCCTGTCCAAAGTTGGTCTTACTGATGATGAGTACGCAAAGATACAGGAGACAGGTGACAGGTCGCCATTCATGCGTAAGCATCTCAAGCCATTCAATCTAGGTTCACGCAGACAGATAGGTGAGTACCTAAAAGACTTTGGCTGGGTGCCGAAGGTAAAGACTCCCACAGGTCAGCCTGTAGTGGATGAAGCCATACTGTCCAAAGTAGAAGGTATACCACAGGCGCAACTGATTGCTGAGTATCTTATGGTACAAAAGCGTGTTGCACAGGTAGACTCTTGGATTGAAGCAGCCAATGAGGACACTGGCAGAGTGCATGGCTACGTCAACAGCAACGGTGCTGTAACTGGCAGGATGACACACTCTAAACCTAATGTGGCTCAAGTCCCGGCTAGTCGTGCGCCCTATGGAGAAGCGTGCAGACAGTGCTGGACTGTACCTAAAAACAAGGTGCTAGTGGGCTTTGATGCCAGTGGGCTAGAGCTACGTATGCTTGCACACTACATGAATGACAAGGAGTACACTAATGAAATTCTCCACGGAGATATTCACACAGCCAATCAAAAACTTGCAGGACTTGAATCGCGAAATCAGGCTAAAACTTTCATATATGCCTTCCTATACGGTGCAGGAGATGCAAAACTTGGAACGATTGTCGGGGGAAATGCGCGTACTGGCTCTGCGCTTAGAGCAAGATTCCTTGATGGTCTCCCAACACTTAGAACTCTTACTGAAAGAGTGCAAAGAGATGCAGAGAAAGGAATCCTTGAAGGACTAGACGGTAGGCTACTTCATATCCGTAGCGCACACGCTGCACTTAACACTTTGTTACAAGGTGCAGGAGCCATTGTTATGAAAAAGGCCTTGATATTATTGGATGAGTATGCTAGACTATGGAAACTTAACTATAGCTTTATAGGTAACATACATGATGAAGTCCAATCGGAAGTTCAGCCAGAGCAAGCAGACAAGTTTGGAAGGCTCGCAGTCAGTTGCCTTGAAGCAGCAGGGCTTGCCTTTGACCTTAACTGCCCACTTACAGGGGAGTACAGTGTCGGAAGAAACTGGTCAGAAACCCACTGAGAGAGAACGCTATGAAGCCTAGTATACAAGACAGGAAAAAGTTTGATTTAGATTTAGCCTATGGTTCTGTCAGAGAAGACAGGGTAGCTGAGATGCTACAGGACAAAAAGATAGAAGTTAAATCTGAAAAAGACTTGTGGCAAAAGACAGGCAATATCTGCATTGAGTATGAATCTTGGGGTAAGCCTTCAGGAATTGCGGCTACTGAGTCAGACTATTGGTTCCACAATCTTTGTATTGGAGATGATGAATACTGCACTCTAGTATTTAAGACAGATGTTCTAAGGAAGATTGTAAATAAGCTGGATAAATTTAGAACAGTAGCAGGCGGTGACCACTATGCAAGTAAGATGTATTTGGTGAATCTGCAAAAGCTATTTTCAACGGACGTTATCAAAGCGTTTAAGGACATAGACAGTGACAACTAAAACAATACACACACTGATAGAAGATATTTATAGCCTAGTAGAGACTAAAGTCCCGGTAGAAGGTGTAGATGTTGAGTCTGAGATTGAGAACTTTGGCGAAGCTGTTAAGGATTTAATGCGTAAAGAGTTTAACAGCGGAGGTAAAAAAGATAATCGCAGGCTACGTATGTCAAACATTGGCAGGGACGACAGGTATCTTTGGAACCATTATAACGACGTAGGGCCAAAAGAGCCTATGCAGCCACATAACCTAGTCAAGTTCCTGTATGGTCATTTGATTGAGGAAATGCTGTTGTTACTGGTCAGGCTGTCAGGACACACTGTTAGCCATGAGCAAGCCCAAGCTGAAGTGGAAGGCATCATGGGTAGTATGGACTGTAAGATTGATGGAGTGCTTACCGATGTCAAGTCAACGAGTAGTTTCGGTTTTAAGAAGTTCAAAGAAGCTACGCTGGCTTTTGATGACCCTTTTGGTTATATAGCTCAGATTAAGGGCTACGCTAAGTCTGAAGGTGACACAGAGGTAGGCTGGCTTGCAATGGACAAGCAGAACGGTCACCTGACCTTCCTAAAGTATGACCTAGAGGACACACAGGCACCCGTATATGAGGTACTGAAGGAAGACATAGTAGAGCGCATTAAGCATGTAAAGGAGGTTGTGGAACAGCCAGAGCCTCCTGAAAGATGCTTTGACCCTGTGCCTGATGGCAAGTCAGGTAACATGAAGCTGCCAGTAGGTTGCTCTTACTGCCACTTCAAGCACTCTTGCTACCCTAACCTTCGCACATTTATGTACTATTCAGGCCCACGGTTCTTAACGGAGGTGGCGAATGAGCCTAAAGTCCAAGAGATTACGTAAAAACAGTATCTACAGGTCAGGGCTTGAAGCATCATTTGCAGCCGTAGCACCAAAGCGTAAGTTCAAGTATGAACCCTTTGATGTCCCTTACACTATGCACAGGAAGTACAAACCAGACTTCGTACATACACGCACAGGGATACTCTTGGAACTAAAGGGCTTCTTTAGGACAGGGGACACAATGAAGTACAAGGCAATCAGGGACTGCATAGACAAAGAACTAATCTTTGTATTGTCAGACCCTAACAAGAAGCTGCGTAAGGGCGCTAAGATGACTATGGGACAATGGTGCGAGAAGGAAGGATTTAAGCACTACACACTAACTGACTTTGATAAGTTGATGAAATATGTTGACTCACAATAAATACAACTTGACAATGGATGAAATTAGGGAGAAGATATTGGATAGATATGACCCTGATGATTTAATAGATTTATTAGAACTGACCAGTGAAGAACTACTGGACAGGTTTGAAGACAAGTTAATTAACCGCCTAGAACAATTTGAGGAAGAACTACAAGATGACGCAAGACCAGACACAGACGAAGAAGATGAGCATTGATGATGAAAGCCCGGACGCATGGACTAGAATCAACAAGAAGTACAAGTACCAAGTGCAGTGGCACGATGATGATGACCAAGATGATGCGCCAAATGAACATCCTGTCTTTGGTAAGCCCGACATGGTGGACAACCCACCTCACTACAACAATGGTGGCATAGAGTGCATAGAAGCTATAGAAGCTATGCTGTCTAGGGATGAGTACATAGGTTATCTCAGGGGCAATGCACTCAAGTATATGTGGAGATTCAGATACAAGAGCAAGCCCTTTGAAGACCTACGCAAAGCACGTTGGTACGAGGAACGATTGATGAAGTTTTTGTTGGACAATCAAGATGCAGTATAAGACAGGCACTCAAGACTACCTTGGGATTACTATAGACTACGACAGAGAGAAAGACCTAAATGACTTCTCTCTGAACACACTGAAGGACAGGTACTTCTGGGAGGACGAGACATA